GCTTAATCAGCCATTCTCTGAGTCTTGACTGTATTAAATTATATTTAAACAGTTCGAACTCGGCCTTCGGGTCAATTGATTTTCAAACCAATTACGAATCCCGCGGTTGCTAGCGTTGAGATTGGAGACATCCAATCTAAAGGCAACAACAGCCAGAAACGTGACCCTTGCACACGCAAGGAACTGAAAGAACTCTCTTTCAAACACAAGCATGCATCTGCTCTTGCTCATACTCTATCAGAAATTCTGAAAGAACATGGTTGCAGAAAAGTTGATCTTGAATCTCGATTGAGAAACTATTACATTGATAAATTTAATTTTATCGAAATGATAGATCTCCTCTCTCAGATTAAACTCTCTATCTCTATTCTTTTTTCAAGAAGAACAAGACAAGAGATGCCTGAGGGATCCTCTTTTGCTCTTATCCCACATTTCATTATGAAGTGGTTTAGAGTTAAAACAGGAATCCAAAATTCAAGGCGGATTGTTGGAAAGTACAGATTACTTCATTCGATTCTTCAAATGAAGGCTGTTCTTCCCGGACCTTCTCGATGTCATATTGAGAAGTCCTATCAGAAGCATTCTTTGATTCTTTCGTCAGAACCAAAGAAGACTCCTGATGCAATCTTGCGTTTAGCATATGAGAAAGGAAAAGAAATTGGAAAAATAATTTGTGTAAACAAATTATATAATCCATTTCATTGCCCTTTACCATCATCATCTGCTACACTCGACGCAAAACGAGATGAAGGTGGACAATTTGCTCAACTTATGAAAACTACAAAATCTGATTTTGCAGCATTTCGAGTTGAACCTACTGTCCTCTTTATTTCTGGTGACCCAGGAAAGGGAAAGTCTAGAATTGTTTCCAATCTAGTCAGGAGAATTGCCATTCTTGAGAAATACAATCTTAAAAATTGTGTCTTTACAAGAAATTGCAATATTCCTCACTGGGATGGTTACAATGGTAATCCAATCGTCGTTTTAGATGATTGGGGACAATCCCGAGATCCTCAAGATGATCGGTTAGAACTTGTTTCTTTGGTTACGGATAATTGTTATCCTTTGCCTATGGCTGAACTTAAGGAGAAAGGAACTATATTTAATTCTAAATATATTATTCTTTGTTCAAATTTAAGTCCATTCATGGCAAGTCAATTAAACAAGCTCAAGCCTTCTGTCTCTGATCTTCGTGCTGTTATTCGTCGTCTTCATCATTCAATATATATTGAAGATGCAAGGCACTCGGATACAGTTCGTTTCCTCGACGTCACTCATCACCTTAAGAAATTATCAACCAGTGATAATCCTTTTCAAGATATTACAATTGGTCACAAGAGTGATTTCCGCATGGAAGTTTCTTCTCGTTCCCGATTTGTTTTAAATGTCTCGAAAAGATTAGTTGATGATCAAAGGAAAAGGCAGGAAGGTTTACTTTCTGATTTTCCCGAAATCTCTTCTGATTATCCCTGGGTCCAAAATGTGATTGATATTGATGAGAAAATTCATCTAGATAACTTTGATCATTCAATCAAAGTATCTAAGAATATATATTTTCCTCAATTTCCATCAACTGAACAACTACCAGAAGTTCGCACTGTCTCAGTTGCGAAAGCACTTGGTTCCCGTATGGTTACCTGTGCTTCTGCAAATGTAAGAGTGCTAAAACCTCTGCAAGTTGCTCTTTGGAAAGCTCTAGGTTATAAGAAACAATTTGCTGCTACACACGGTGTAACAATGCAAAATTGTATCGAATTACTAGAATTTCCTGGACCTGATGATTTCTTGCTTAGTGGAGATTATGAGTCCGCTACGGATAATATGAACATGGACCTTTCTAATGAAATTCTATTTGGAATTTTATCAGAAATCGATCATGAGCCTACAAAAGCTTGGTGTATTTACGAAAATGGTAAACACATTATTCATTATCCTCTTTGGACACAAATCTCCCCTATCGAACAGACCGTTGGTCAATTGATGGGTTCTCTGCTCAGCTTTCCTTTACTCTGTCTCGCAAATGATGTTATCACATCATTTGTCGGAATAGAAAATAAACAAATCAATGGAGATGATCTACTTTGCTATACTAGCAAAGAAAAGATTAATCACTGGAGATTGGTTGGAAAACAGTGTGGACTAGAACCTTCAATTGGAAAGAACTTTGTTTCGAAGATTTTTGGGACTTTCAATTCACAATTAATTGTGAATCGTCAGCACATCTCTCATACTAATTGTAAATTAGTTTTAAGAGAGTTTCAAAAACTTTCGATCGAATCTTGTTTTGAACAAGCCTTGAAAGATGGAGTAAGTAAAAGAATGTTGGTTAGAAATAATCATTCATTACTTAAGCAAACTCCTCGATCAATCGATATACCAAGTTCTCATGGTGGTCTCGGAAGATCTTTCGATAAGAAAGTTTCACAGATGGATAAGCTTTGTTATCTTTTTGATTTAACTCAAAAAAAGAATAAAGCTTTCCTTCCTTCGGAATTACTTCCTAAGGAATATTTGTGGCTTACTTATCCCAAGTATGGAAAGAATGAACCTAAGTTAATTCTTCCTGCCGAAATAGAAGATCATTTCCTTAAAGGAAATTTTAATTCTAAGTTCGGTCTTCTGTCGAATCTGCAAACAGTTTCTGCGATGACTAAACAACCCATCAAAGAAAGAATTCCTCTTTCTCTACGCACACTATCATCTCTTAAAAAAGATTTTATGAAGTGCAAAGAGCTAAGAGAATTCCTGTTTAACGGTGATCTCAAACTCTGCCCCAAGCTCAATGAAATTCAGTGGATAACAATTCCTTGTAAACGTTCTTCTTGGAAGAATGTTCAGTCTAGGATTGTTACTGAGTTTTTGAACTTGCCTGCTTGTGCCTGAAATATTGCTGACATCATTTGTCTACAGTTTCTAAGGTATGTTTCCTTCAGAAAGAAACATAAAGTGGACTTGGTTGCCACTTACTTTTCCTGGCTTTATGCCGGAC